TTGGATTTGATGCAGACGACTGGCCGTGTCGTGGCTGAGTATGAGGCGTTGGAGCCGTCCAGGCGCCCTGTTGAGATTTTGGTGGATAGCATTGGCGTGGGGTCTGGCGTGGTGGATCGCTTGCGTGAGTTGGATTTGCCGGTGCGTGGCGTGAATGTGGCGGAGAGCCCGTCTATGGGCGAGACGTATATGAATTTGCGCTCGGAGCTTTGGTTTAAGTGCAAGGCTTGGCTGGAGGATCGCTCCTGCAGGTTGCCCAAGGATGATCAGCTTTTGGCTGAGTTGACGGCGATCACGTACAGTTTCACGTCGTCGGGCAAGATGAGGGCTGAGAGTAAGGATGAGATGCGCCGGCGCGGCGTTGGCTCGCCAGATTTGGCGGATGCGTTGTGCTTGACGATGGCGTCCAGCGCGGCGACGGCTCAGTCTGGCGCGTTTAAATCTTGGCGTGGTGAGTTGCGCCGGGCGTTGCGCGGCATCGCGTAATTTTGGGCCTCCGTTTGCGCTGTGGTAATATGGCATCACAGTTATGGAGGTGTTTATGCCGATGAAATTCAAGCCTTGCAAGGGTTGCCCCACGCCAGCCGGGTGTAAGCGCGCCGGCGGTTGCATGATGAAAAAGTATGGCCGGTAAGGGCAAGAAGGCGGGGCTTTACGCCAACATTCACGCCAAGCGCAAGCGTATTAAGGCTGGCTCCGGCGAGAAGATGCGCAAGCCTGGCGCCAAGGGCGCGCCGAGTGCGAAGGCTTTTCGTGACAGCGCGAAGACGGCGAAGAAGCCCGCGAAAAAAGGTAGGAAGTGATGGCCAAGGAATACTTGGATATATTTGATCACTTTGACGGCGGCGGCGCCGGGAAGATGGGCGATCGTTTTGCTGGCGGCGGCATTTTGTCGATGATTGCGAACGAGTTTTTCACGCCGTATGGCTCTGAGGATGACGATCGCAAGCGTCGCCTGCTTGAGATGCGCGGCTTGTTTGACGCGTTGGAGGCTGAGACGACTGCCCCACGTCCAAAAGTGACGCGCGGAGGTGGTACTGGTCGAACACAAGTTAGACCGCAAGCGCGGCCTTCGCAAAGCATGCCGTTCGGCAGCACGCCGGTTGGCGGTGGTATGCCTGCCGCGCCAGGCGTGACGTTTGGTAATATTCCTGTTGGCGGTGGTATGCCTGCTGCCCAACATTATGAAAGCACACTTAAACATGCTCTACCGCATAATCACCCTGAAAGCTACAGAAGCCAGCATGTCAGCGAAGCTGTATCTGATGCTTACGACAGAGAAATGGCACTAGCGGAAACTTTAAGAATTTCTCCCGAAGAAGCTGAAGCGAGATATTATGCGCAAAAGTACATGGCTTATCCCAATTTTGACATAGATGAGTTTACTTATGATGGCATCTCTAATGTACAGCGCCTTATGCCGCCAGTAAACGCCGCGCCACAGGCCCCGCAAGGAATACCCGTGCAGCCATATCAGGCAAAGCCAGCGCCCCCCGCACTGCAACTCGACCCTATTCCAAAATATGCGGAGACATTGGATAGAATGAAGAAAGAGCTGGGAGAAGAAAAATATAGGCAAATTTTGATGTCTCCCAATCTTACGCAAATCTTACAAATGTACGAGCGCGGCGGGCCGGTGCGGTAATGCCTGCCGCTCGTAAGAAGGTGCCCGCGAGTAAGAAATACGCCGACGGCACGACTTACAAGGACAGCGCCGGCAAGACGCACAAGCGTATTTCTCGGCCTGGCACGAAGCGTGGCGACAATTACTGCGCCCGATCGAGCGGCCAGAAGAAGACGGCGAAAGTGAAGGTGCGGCGCAAGGCTTGGGGCTGCCGCGGAAAGAAGAGCGTGAGTAAATAGATGGGCAAGTTTGATCAGGCGTTGGACGCCGCCGGCGGTTTAATTGACATGTTTCGCAAGCCCGCGGGAAGCGACCCTCGGTATCGCGGGGCGGCGCCAAACCGCACGGATTTTACTTTCATGCGTTACAAGCCCGCGAAATTACCGCCGCGGATGCAAAACTCGTTGAACGCCTTGCGCGAGCCAGACAACCCAATGCGGCGAGAAATGCTGGAAAGCATAGAGGCTGGCTTGGAGGTCGGCGAGGATTGGTACAACACTGAAGAGCTGCGCGATTGGTTTATTGCCGGGCATGGCGAGGAGGAAGGGCATCGCCAATGGTCTGAATTTTTAGACCTGACGGGCGCGACTTCACCAAACTCAAAAGTACCGCCAAATATAGGCAACTCATCCGCGGTGCGCGAGCGGATGTACAACGACGCGGATTACATGCAGTCGCTCCAAAATATGGAAAACATCCAAGAGGGTCGCGACTTGGCGAAAGGCCGCAAGCCTGGCTACGGGCACAAGACTGCCGGCTTGCAGGAGTACATCACGTCAAAGCAAGTGCAGGGCCAATGGTCTGGCGCGCCGGAGCCTGGAGTTTCGCCCGCTAAAGGCAATTGGACTGACAACCCGAAGCCGAAAGGTTTTTCTCAGTCCTTGAAGGGCTCTGAAAAAAACATGGCCGCCGACTTACATTTCACGCGTTACATCGCGATGGCGTCGAAAGACCCAGATTGGCTGGGCGTCGCGGGCACCGAGGTTTCCGAAGATTTCGCGCAACGCATGCTGCAAGAGTTTCCTAAGTCTAAGGAGTATTTCAAAACAAACGCAAACGGCAAGCCAGGGTTTAACCCCAAAAAGGCAGTTAAGGATGGCGTCGTGCCAATTGAGGTGCTTGAGGATTACCCGTCCGTCTGGGCGCAAAAGCCTGCCGACAACGAATACGGCGCCTTTGAGGATTTTATGTTTGAGATCGGCAACGAGCTCGGCTTGACGGGGCCGCAAGCTCAAGCCGCCTTGTGGATGGGCGCCGCGCGCAAGACTGGCGTCGATCCCACGAGCCAAACTACATTCATGCAGGCAGTTCGCGACCGCGCCGACATTCAAGCAAAAAAACGTGGCACAACCCGCGAGCAAGTCTTGTTTGACTTTATTATGAACAAGGGGCTGCTGACTGGAGCTGGCGCCGTTCCGTTGGGTTTGATGGGCGCTATGGGAAGCGGCGGCCAGGCGCAGGCGGCGCCCACTGAGATGGAAATTATGAGATATTTGGAGAGCGCGCGATGACCCCAGAGGAGCGCATCCGCGGCAAGGTCGCCGGATTAAAGAAAGCGCAAGTGCAGCGTCAGAGTGACGCCCTGCGCCGAGAGTATGACATCACGGTCGGGCTTGGCAATGAGGCGTATGAGATGAACACGCCGCGCGAAATTAACCCTAATTTAAGTGGGCGCAATCGTGGCCGCGAGGTCAAGCCTGACTTTAAATACAGCGACGAGGTGTTGCAGGCTGCGATGGATGCGTCAAACTCAAACAGCAACATCAGCAACGATATATTTTACAAAACGCTGCAGGCGACCGGCAACCCAGACTTAGCCACGGCGGCCGTAAACGCGGCTGGCTACACGCCTGGCGTCGGCACTGCCATTGGCATGGAGGAAGCTTACCGCGCCGCGCGTGATATTCCCAGCAGCTACCAGCAAGGCAATTACGGCGACGTCGCGAGGGGCGCCGGAGTTACGGCTATGGGAGTGCTGGATGCGGCGCTTACTATGGCGCCATTCGCCAAGGCGGCAGTCAAAGGCGCGCGCAACTTGCCGAAGGCTTTAAGCCGAGCGGGAGACGTCGCGATGGACGGCATGCAGGCGGCGGATCGCATGATGGCGCCCCGCCCCACGCAAGTAAATCAACAGCCAATGCTTGAAGAGGTTTTGCAATACCTCCAGGCGCGAGGGAGATAGCATGCCCATTACCACATTCGCCGAGCTTAAGAGCAACGTCACTGACTTTTTGAACCGGGATGACTTGGACGCCATCGCGCCGACTTTCATTGACTTGGCTGAGGCTGACATGAACCGCCGCGTGCGTCACTGGCGTATGGAGGGTCGCGCCACTGCCGAGGTTGACACGCAATACAGCGCCATCCCGGCGGATTTCTTGGAGGTTATTACGTTTCACATCACGTCTGGCGATTTACGGCCGCTGGAACTGATTAGCCAGGGCGAGATGTTGCGCCGCCGGTATGAAAACTTGGACACCTCCGGCAAGCCTGCGTATTACGCGCTGACGGCTGGCGA